ATTGCACAGCTGGCGTGTTCTACATGCTTAACACCAAGTACCTCACACTTGTTGGTCACTCAGGCAAGTGGTTCTCACAGACAGCATTCATCTCACCAGAAGATGTGGATGCTCGTTATGCACTTATCATGTGCTACGGTAACTTGACAGTCCGTAACCGTGCTAAGCAGGGTAAACTGACCGCTAAGACAGCCTAATCAACTTAACTAACAAGGAGAAACTACAATGCCACTATTAGGAAATGATACAGACGGTGCGGTAACACGCAAGCGTATTCAAGATTACATTACAGCAGAGGAGAAGGTTACAGCAGTAGCCATCACCGATGCAGCAACACCAACAGCAGCACAACTACTTACTAGTAAGTTGTTTGTTGCGACACCAACACAAGACACAACCTTCACCCTGCCAACAGCTGCACTTGTGCTCGCTGCTTTGACAGATGAAGCAGTTGGAACTTCGTTTGAGTTCACAATTGTAAACCTTGCGTCAAGTTTCGAGATTGTTGTTACAACCGCAACTGGTTGGACAATTACTGGTGGTGGGTTGATGACAGTATTTGATGGTACTTCAGCAACATTCCTTGCTGTTGTAACTTCAACATCAACAGCACAGTTGTACCGCAAGGGTTCAGGCGGCGCAGTTAAGTAATTAATTTGTTTGGGTGAGGGGATAAAAGCCCCTCACCCGACATAACTAACAAGGAGAAATATAATGCGTGGTATGGATGAAACTTACGGTATGGGCGCTGGTGCGTCTGTCAAAAAAGGTAAAACAGCAAAACAAGTTCGTCGTGCAAGAAAAGCTATTGATGCAAAGAAATCTGCATCACCAAAAATGTCTTCGTCAAAAATGGATGCTTCTAGCCGTGCAGGTTATCGAGCCCCAGGAACTAAGGCTAAACCAATGGCAAGGCGTTCTGCGGATTCTTATGGGTCGCCTAAGGGTGCTAAGAAAAAAGGAACAAATCGTTTGGTAAATACTATACGGTCTGTTTATTCGGCAAACCCGAAGAATTTTTCATTGTCAGGCATTCAGAATAAATCTGGTGCAGCTAAAAAGAAAAAATAATTAATTCGTAATTTGGGGTGTGCCCCCCACCTTCCAGGGCATACCCCAAGTAACGAAAAGGACAAGTAGTGATGAAGAACGCACAACTGTCTGGCGCATATTACGGAGAACCAATACAAGGTATCCGTCCATCCGCCGAAATTCCAGGCTCACGCCAAGCACCACCTAGTGGCCCCTATCTTGGTCGCGGCAACTTCTGTGCCGCTAACGAGGACACCTGTACTGGTCGTAAAGCCAAAGGCACCGACTACTGCATGGGACATCTACGAAACAGAGGTGAAGCCTAATGCCAATGAGCCTTACTGACGTTCGGCTCATGGTTCGTAACATCTCGGACCTAGATACGACAGACCTACCTAACAGCATCATTGATGATGCCGTTAAAGAAGCTTTTCAACGTGTCATTGTTCTTGAACGCCGTTGGCCAAAGTATCAAGAAACGTACACATTCAATACGGTAGCAAATCAACGTCCTTACACAATATCTACAATTGGAGATATTCGAGAAGTCATCTCGCTTGTAGACACATCAAGTGATGGTAGTCGTTTGACGATGATTCCTTACGACAACGCAGAAGACATTTGGCTTGGTAACACCGATGTTGCTTCTCGCCCATATTTCTATGCTGTGTGGGATGGGCAACTACATCTCTATGCAAAACCTGATGCTGTTTACCCTATAACTGTTCGTGCGTATCGCAACCCTCTTTACACATGGTTAACAACTATTACTGACCCAATTGATTGCGACGAATGGTTTCATATTTTGTTTGCTTACTTTGTGTTGGCTCGTGTTTATCAACGTCAGGAAGACCCAGAGCTTTCAGCTATGTATCTTAAATCATTTGAGGAAGGCGTAGCTATGGCTCGCCGTGACTTGATGAAGACACCTAGCGCACGTCCATTGATTGTGTCGGGCGGTAGACAGTATCCAACTATGCGTCGTTGGTTGCAAACTCTTGGCGCAACGCTAGGTACGTAATGGCACAGATTCTTCTTGAGCGTTACGATGACTTTACTGGCGGCTTGAATCTTCGAGCCGACCAGTTTTTGCTTGCCAAGAATGAGTCGCCAGATATGTTGAATGTTGAGATTGACCCGCGCGGGGGCGTGTTTAGTCGTGGGGCTATGCAAAGGTTAAATACAACAGCTGTTGCCGGTACTTGGGCACCTGACAAACTTCATGCTTTTTATGGTTCTACGTCAACAATTATGTTGGCAAATAGTACAAAAGTTTATCGTTCTACTGGTGGAAACTTTTCTACTCTTGCTTATTCGTCTGGTAATGATATTGCTACAACGAACGCGCATGGCGCGTCGTTTGCTAACTGGGGTTCCGATTTGTATATAAGCACAGGTAGGACGGGAACGGCGGGGTACAAATGGGATTCATCTTCCACATACGCAACAGCGTTAACAGCATCAGGACCTACATGGCAAGCGTATGTAAGTCCCGTTGCCGGATATATGCCAAAAGCAGAGCACAACATTGTGCATGCCAACAAAATGTTTGTAGCCAACACAAGGGAAAATGGGGTGGACTACCCTGACCGAGTGCGATGGTCGCACGAAGGTTTGCCTGAGGATTGGATGGAAGATGACTACATTGACCTAAAGGGTGGCGGTAGTGGAGTAAACGGTTTAGCTGTTGTTCAAGGTCAATTAGTTATTTTTAAAACTAATGCAATCTATTTGTTGGTTGGCACAGAGTCAAGTAATTTTAATGTTGTTGAGCTAACGAATACTCTTGGTTGTTCTAGCCGCAATAGTATTGCAACAGCAGAACAGGGTGTGTTTTTTTATTCGACCCCAGAAGGTTTGTTTTATTACAACGGGTCTGTTGTTGAAGATGTGTTTGATGCTTTACGCCCAATTGTGGACGACAAAGAACTTAGCGCATTAAGCACAGAGCCTTACAGCGTGTCTTATGTTGGTCGTCGTGTATGGTTGGCGTTGCCGTACGATGATACATCGTCGGCAACTGCCCCAACTGTTAATTTTGTTTTTGACCCTTCTCTTGGTCGTGGTGGGGCGTACATGCAGTTTGCTACAACAGATGGCAAGGGTGTTATTGGTGGAATTAATTGGACCGACTCAAACAATGACAATTTACGTTTAATGATTCATCCAACACAAGCGTATGTGTTGAAGGTCGATTTGTATGACGAAGAACAAGACAACATAGCTGGCACGGCTGCGGGGTTTGCTTCTTATTACAGAACAGGCTGGATTGATGGCCGTACTTATGCTCAAAGAAAAATGTTTCGGCGCCCAGATATTGCATTCAAACAAGTTGATACTCAACGGATAGTTAATGTAAAAGTATTTCATGATTATGAAGAATCATCTGGTTCTGAACGCAAACAGTTTGATGCAACTCTTGGTGCTGCTGGCGAAGGAATGATTTGGGGTGCAGAGAACTGGGGAACTGGTGTGTGGGGTAAACAGTCAGAAGGTGTTCAAATTATTAATGGTTCTAATCTTGGATTTTGTCGTTCAATAAGTTTGTTGTTTACTGGACCTTTATCAAAAGATTGGGGTTTCGACTCCATTGCTATTAAGTACAACAATCGAAAGATGACGGGATAATGCCACTTACAGTACCTTATTCATTTACTAACGGAACAGTCGCCGAAGCTGGTGAAGTTAATAGTAACTTCACCGCTGTCAAAACATTTGTTGATGGTTTAGCAACTGGTGCAAACATTGACAACGGTGCACTTGATTCTGCCAATTTGACAGCAACCGGTGTTGTAGCTGGTTCGTACACAACTGCAAACATAACCGTTGACGCACAGGGACGTGTTACTGCAGCTGCTACGGGCACCAGCGTGACTGGAGATAGCGACCAGGTTGTGTTGGGTTCGCAGGTGTTTGGATAATGAAAACATGGAACAGTCCTATTGTGAACGCATTGAAGACAAGCGACGCTATTGCGTTGCAACAAATCTTTGCGTCGTTGTCGCAGGAGATTGGTCGCATCAATGACAAAATTGAGCAGATGCAAATTGAGATGGCTACGCCAGCTCGTAAAGATTATCAAAGGATTAAGTAATGTCATATAATCCAGCTGACTACGAGGCTCGCAGGCGCGGGTACACGCAGCAGTATGCTGCGACTGGTGCGATGAATGCGTACGCTAATTTTCTTTCTCAGCAGCGTGGTAATCGTGGACGTCGAGACATAATGCAACAGTATGATAAGGCACAACCGCAGGTTGTGTCTGGTTATTCTCGTCGTGGGCTTGTTGGTCCTAATGTTAAGTCTGGTATTTTTGCTCGTGGTTTGCAAGACTTTGCAAAACAACGTGCACAGTCGTTTGGTGATTATGACCGTGGTATTGCTGAGGAGCAGCGTGGTTATGAGCTTGGCGAAGCGCAACGTCTTGAGGCTTTTAAGAATCAGCTTGCGGATATGGAATCAGAAAAAGCACAAACTATTGCTAATGCTGCACGTCAGCTTTATGCAAACAGAATGGGGATGATTTAATGACCACAGCAGAAGAACGCCGTCAACAAAATCTTGTTAAAGAAGCAGGGGTTACTCGTTACGACCCTCGAGGGTGGGGTTATGGTTCCCCTATTCCTGGCGTAACTCCGACTGAAGATAATCCTTTTGGTGCAAACGCTAGTCAGCAGCAACGGACCAATTATTATTTAACGGGAAATGTTAACAATAGTGGTGCTCCTATGCAAACTTCTCAAAACAATTCTGGTTTTGATATGGCAAGTCTTATTGCTGCGTTATCTTCTAATCGTTCTGGTTCTGGTTCTGGTTCTGGTGCAGCAGATGGACTCGCTCGTGACAAATTTGAGTACGAAAAACGAAAAGATGCTTTACAAAGAGCCCAAGATTTAGAAACAGCAAATTTAGCTCGTGCCAGAGATGCACGTATTTTAAGTGGGATGCAAAATTATTACAACACTGGTGAATACGGCACAGGTTTTGACAACTTATTAGAAATGATTAAAACACAGGGTCAGGAATCTGAAGGTGGAATAACAGACGCTTATGGTCGTGCTAAAACCAACATTGGTCAGGGTTATGATGTGGCGTCTGGTCTTGGTACAACAGGTTTTAATGCTCTTAACCAATATCTTGCACAGAATCAAAATAACCCTTATGCCGGTATGCAGGCTTCTGTTGGAAGCGCGCCAGACGCTCTCTCGAGCTATCTGAGCGCCTATGGTGTGTCCGACCAGCCTGTGCAAGGGCAGATTCAAGCAGACCAGCTACAGGCTCAGCAGGGCGCTGGTAACTATCAGAACCTTATTGACCTTCTTGGCGCCAACGCGCAGCAGGGTGCTGCTAGCCGTGGCGCTGAGTCGCAGATGGCACAGTTGTTGTTTAACACAGGGCTTGGTCAAGACCGTGCTGGTTATACAAGTCAGGCCGAAAACGCGCGAGCGCAAGCGCTTGCCGCGTTGCAACAGCAAATGTTCCAATCTCGATTTGGTGTTGAGGGCGACCGTAATAGTTTGGCTAATCAGTTGCGTCAAAACATTATTGCAGCAGGTGGCGAAGATGATGCTACCGCGGCTGCTGCGGCAGCTGCTGAGGCGGCTCGTTTGGCAGCAGAGGAAGAAGCAAAAAAAGCTAAAGGAAATCCAAACTTAACTCCACAAGTTTTAGCTGAACTTGCTGCTCGCCGTAGAGCCGAGTTTTAAGGTAACGAAAGGACTATAAGACGTGGACCCACAGTTGTTGGCTTTGTTGGTTGGGGCTTTAGCGCCGCAAACCAAAAGTGGTTCAAACATAACGCAGTCGGATATTGACCCGTTTCAGCAGTTAATTTTATCTCAGTTGATGGGGATACCTTCCCAGAAGCCTGTTGACGAAGACATGATTCGTCGTATGGAAGCTCCTCAATGGACTGCGATAAGCAACTATGGGGAATATACCGAAGAAGATTTGGAACCAAAAATTCAACAGTTTATTATGGCTGGTTTGCCATTGAGTCAAGTTGAGAAGTCAATTAAGGAAGAATTAAAAAAGACCGGGAAAGCATCAAAAGATAATTTAAAATCAGCAAATGCTTTGGCTAAAGAATTGTATTCAGAGTTTGTGAACGCAAACAATAAAATACAGCAAGCCAAAACAAAATCTTTTGAAAGTAGCCCTTACACAAAAATGGGTATATCTGACCCGTCAGATTACCCAACGGCGTCCGTTGAGGACACCGTTGGTTTGTATCCTGAAATGTTTGCAAAATTGGCTTCCCAAGATAGATATCGAGCATTTGCTAAACCTGTTAACCCAGAAACTTCTAAAGAAATTAAAGGTGCAAAATACGAACCTCGCACTCAGGGCGATGAACAGTTTCTTGCTTTGCAACGTTCTGTTCAAAAAACAAAACCTGGTTCTTCAATAAAGTTAGACACCAAAGGTGTTGAAGCAATGAACAGGTTTAGGGAAGCGCAAAAAGCATCCGACCTTGCAAGTCTTGCGCGGACACAACAACGAAATACGAACACCCAGTTGCGTCAAAGCGCTGAACAGAAATCGTCTAATGATTTATTGAAACGAATTGTATTAACAAAAGTTCTAGACAACCCTAAGCTGTTTGCAAACCCTGAAGTACAAAAAATTTTAGGAACCTAAATCATGGTTATGAATCCTGATGATTTGCTTAAATCTTTAAAGCAAATCCAAAAAGGTGTTCGTCCTTCTCCGGTTGCTAAAACAACAACCACAACAAGTCCTTCTGGGTGGAAGTTGCCAAATATAAAATCTGGCGCTACTACTGTTGCTGGTGATGTAGGCGCAACAACGGAATCTACTGGGCCTTCTGGGCTTAAAGGCGTTGCTTTAAAGGTTGCTGCCAAAACTGTTGGCACAGTTTTAAAACCTTTAATTATTATTGACACACCTCGACGTGCAATTATTTCTGGTATCAGAGAAACTGTAGACGCTTTAGATAGTGACCCCAACACAAATGCAAGTTGGAACGATTTTAAAAAACAAACATCTGACTCTAGTTACGGGTTTGGTACAGCTTTTCCAATGAAGGGTTGGGCTGGTAGAACCGTTGGTTTTGTTGGTGACGTTCTTCTTGACCCGTTAACCTACGCAACTCTTGGCGGTGCTGTGCCTGCTAAAGCTGTTGTTAAAGGAGCGTTGACAGCAGCGGGAAAACCATTGTTAACACGTGAAGCTCTTGGTGGAATTAAAAATGTTACTGGTCGGCAAGGGCGTGCCGCCCTTGCCAAACTGTCGAAAGAACGTCTACAGACTTTAGTTGTAAACGGCAAAAAACTTGGACAGGGCGAAATTGATGACATTGTTAAAAATGTTGCGTCTAAAGGCAAAAGCGCAATGCCGGGGTTTTTAAAAGACGACATTGGTATTAAAGGTCCTGGTATTTACTATTTTGGTTCAAGAGTTAAAGTTCCTGGTAGCGGTCTTGTTGGAGATTTACTTGAACGTGGTTTAACTTCTACCCGTTTATCTTTGGTAAGTAACAAATTTAAAGCAAGTCCTGGACAGTACGTACAAAAACTTTTTACTCCCGATGGCACTTTTCAAGCCGTCCCCGTAGAGGCTGGAACAATAAGAAAGTTTCGTATTGGTTTGGCTAACGGTACTTTGTCTCCTGCTCAAGCAAGCATGGCTACTGAGGTTTTAGCTGCCGCTGATGTAGAAAGATTGGCAATAGCTAAATCAACAGAAAACATTACTCAGGGAACAATGGACATTGTAGGCGACCCTAAGGCCGAAAGGTTTAAAACTTCTTTCCATAACGACATAGAACGAAATATGCCTCCACAATCCGGGGATGAACGTTTTCCTTTGTATCAAAAAATTAAAAACTTTTTTGATACATACGGTGATGATGTCGAAATAGACGCACTTGACGCTGACCCAGATTTTCCTTTTAGGCAAAAACAAAACTATTTCCCACACATGGAATCGGACCAAGCAATTAGGGACCGTTTACAAATGGGCGATGAAGCGTTTGATAAACAACTTGGCATAGAGCGCGTTATTAGCGAAAGACAAAAACTTGGTAGTAGTTTTAGACAAAGAAGATTTAAGGCTGGCGACATATTTTTTGGCCATCGTCTTAAAGAAGAAGATTTGTTTATTGACAGAATGAACGAGATGGCAAGAAAACCTGGCGATGAACTAAATCCTTTTACTAAAGAAAAATTTAAAGCTGTAAATTATGATTATTACGAAACTGACGTAACTAGAGTTGTTGAAAAATATGCACGACAATACGCAAACACAAAAGGATATTTTGCTTTTGTCCGTTATTTGAAACAAAATGGTCCAGATTTTATGCAACAGCTTTCAAGAGTTATTCCTTTTGAACCGGATTCCGCAAATGCAAAAGCTATGGTTTTGCCAAAACAACTTTCCGATATTGGTATAAAAACGGGTGAGATTGTTACCGACATAAGTAGAGCGGCAACTCAAAGCGCTACAGCTGTACCAGTATCTGTTGTGCCGTCAACTCCAGCGCCTGCTGTTGTGGCGCCCTCACCGGCATTGATTGTGGACGAAACAGCTGCCCCTGATGCGGCCGTTTTATTAAGTGAAATCGAACCAAAAATGAATGAATTAAAAACATTTATTGACAATTTTGCTAGCAACTTTGAAACCTTGCCGCATGTAGTTGCCAACATGCAAGAAACCTTTAATAAGTTAAATGCAGATTTTGTTCAAATAATAAAAAACGCAACTATCGAACCCGAACGTTTAGAAAAATTTGCCGACGATATGGGTAAATTTAATCGAGATAATCTTGCAGCGTTCCGAATGAATAATGATATACCCAAAAAACCTATTTCTGAAGCTGTTTATCCTAAGTGGTATAACGAAAGCAATGAACGTTACAACAATATTGTTGGCGCCGTTAACGGCGACAACAAATCTGCCGAAAAGTTAAATGATTCTTTGGATTATTTGAAAGTAAGAATTGAAGCAAAACTTGACGAAACATTGCCAGAAGGGCCTAAGAGCAAGTTGGTTCGTGGTATTTCTGGTAGCAAAGTTACCCCAGCAATGCAAAAGAAAATTTCTCAATCCATAGTTGATGAAGAAAAAAGTATTCGTTTGGGAAGATTAGATGTTGTTTCCAAAATAGTGCAACGTTGGAATGCGGCTAAAGAAGCTGTTGAAAAAGCCAACCAGGTTGGTGCTGTGGGCAGTAAAAAAGTATTTCCAGGCCAAGCCCAGGCCGAATCTGGTTTTGTTAAAAGTTTTAATACTTTAAACGATTTTCAATTTATTGAACAAATTTTTACTCCTGACCAAAGGGTTGCTCGTGTTGTTGAGGCTGGTTTTGAGGTTGAAAATCTTGTGCATTTTAACGAGTCTCTTATTGAACTTAAAGATTATGCTGACGAAATTAAGGCAGCAAACATTGGGTTGAGTGTTACTGATGAACAAATTGTTGAAGTTGTTACTAGGCATGCGCGTCCGCTTTGGCGGAACGCAACGTCTGCTTTAAATAAAGTTGAATCGCAGCGTTTTGGTTTAGAAACTTTACGTCAAAATAGTGTAATAAACATCGATGAAGTGGTTAAAGAAATTGACAGTATCGTGGGCGAAAAAGATGCTGTTGGCAAATTTCTTAGAAGTAATTACAAATTAGATGCTTTTGTTGACGCAAAAGATGTAAACAAACGAAATATTTTAAGTCTAAAAGATTCAACATCGCCTAAAGCTACTCAAAAAGATATTGAACTTTATTTTAAATTGCAGTTAGGTGACGCACTTCAAGATGGTATTTTGGGTGTTAAGGCACGAAAATATAAAACAAGAATTGAATTTTTAGAAGATTCATCAAAGCTTGGACAAGACGTTAAGGAGGTTTTGTTCCCGGTAAATAGGACAAAAACTTTTAAAGAATTAAGCGCTGAAGTTGAAAATCAACCTGCCGTAACAAAACATAATAAAGAATATAAAAAAGGTCCAATAAGTGCTGTGCAAGCACAACGGAAAACAGAACTTAATGGTCTTCCAAGAACAGTAACTACACAGTTTGTTGATTATCTTAAGAATCAAAAAGTTAGGGCTGAAAAACTTAGAGAACGTATTAAAAACAATATTGCCCCTAAAGCTGCTGTTGCCCAAAAAGAATTAGATGAATTTAACACCGCACACGAAGAAGCAATCATTGGGTGGACAAATGATGTTCTGCAAGCCATCAACCCTAGGATTTCTCCAAGTCAAAGAATTGTTCCAGGTTATTCTATTAACGGTCCTTTGATTGAAGGATATTTGCGACTTAAAGTAAAACAACACTTTCCTTCTCAAATAGGTTTTTATGAAGAATTTGTGCAAGAAAATAAAACTGCTTTTGATTTTCTTGCCAACCTTGCAGTAGCCGATAAAACTGGTTCGATGAGTGATTTTGATTTCCGTATTGGTGTTGCTATGTTGCAAAAAGAATATGTAAAACAACGGGGAACCGGCGTTTTTAGACAAAATGCTTTTACTAAAATTATTGAACAGTTTGACAATGCTGGAAGACCAGGTGTTTTTTCTAAACCTATAGATGTTACTTACGAACAGTTTTTTGATGTTGTTACCCACACCTTGGGGGTAAAGTTTGTGGATGACGTAAACTTGGCTGTTGCGTCAACACGTTTTGATTTAATGGAAAGAGTTGTTAGACAAAACGAATATGCTTCACGATTGCTTTCTAAAGCAATTGTGGCTGAACAGGAATACTTAACAGCAACACCCAACAATGTGTTTGCAAAACTTCGCAACCAACCATTACAGCCTAAAACCATTTCTGAACCAACAACAAATTTTGGTTATAAAGCTAAACAGATGGCTATGGAAGAATCGGATTTTTATCCATTTGCTAAATCGCAAGAAAAACGCGCCAACACTTTGTTGGCGCTTAAAGATTTAGATGCAAACAAAATTGATTGGACCCTCAATGGGCGTACACAACTTCTGGTAAAGGGTCAGCCGTTAGCTATTAGTCCAGAAAAATGGTCAATGATGGTTAACACAAAAAACTTGTCTGGTTTGCCTGGGGATGAGATTGATTATATTTTGTCTTGGTTGAGACAAAATGATGTTAAACAAATAGTTCTTGATAAAGATTTTGCTAAACTTGGTTCGAACATCACAGATGAAGAAATGTTGGATAGGTTTGTTAATTATGTTTACAAAACGCAACCACAAGCGGTCGCGTCTGATGCTGTTACAAATGCTCGTACTCAGTCAATTAATTCTGTTTGGGCAAAAACGGATGCAAGCAAATATTTATTAGAGCTTGACAGACTTAAAAAGATTAATCGTGCAAATGCTGTAGCGCAGCAAGCCGAAGACCCTGTGCGTGCTATTGATTCTATTGTTTCCGAATCGCAAACTCTTTCCCTTAAACGAACGGAAGAAGCGGTTCGTATTCAACAATGGGCAGATGGTTATGGTGATGATGCTGACGATGTGTTAAAAACTCTTGTTGAAACTAAAACACAAATGGAAGAACAGTTTTTAAATGAGTTTGAACCGTTTACTGAAGCAACTCGCCCTAAACGCAAAAGGCCTAATTTGAGTGGACCAGAACCAGAATATACAACGCTAAGACTTCAGGATGTGCCTGAATCTGTTTTGGATGGTCCTTTGGATGAACTTAATGAATATATGTTTAACCTCAGAGGACAGGCTTATGGGTTAATTGAAAGATTTAATTTGCGAGCTGACGCTCTTGATGGTTTGTTTAAAGTTACACCTGATGAGGTTGCTCAGTTAAGTGAGCAACGTTTGTTGAAGGAAATTGAAGTTCTTCAAACTTTAAAACAAAATAAAATCGATACTAACGCAACTAAGGGTAAAATTGATGACCTTATCCGTCAGCGTAGAAGAATATTAGATACAAGGGACCCACAGGCCGCCGAAGATGCGGCAGAGGCTATAGCGAAAGATAGAGCCGAGATGGGCGCTGATTGGCGCAACAATCTGTTGAGTAAACCCCAACAGGCTGCAATGCGTCAGCAGGTTGACCAAATAATTAATCCTATTCCTGACCCAGAATTTATTGGTGGTGAGCGCATAGGTGAAATAGGTGAACGTTTTTATGAAAGAACTGGAGAAGGTCCGGCTGGTGCTTCCGTAATAGGTGAAGGTGTTTCTCCGCAAATGTATCAACAACGTTTGCCTGATTATCCAATCCGCTACGAATACAATCCTGAATCAACCTATGACCAACAACCATTTAGGTATGGAAAACCATCTACTGATTTGCCGTTGTCGGAACAGCGTGTGACTATAACACCACAAGAAATTGAAGAAACAATTAAAGCCAACGAAATGCGCGCTTCTGCTAATACATTTGAGTTTTTGACACAAAATATTTCTAATCAAGCTAAGCAAGCAAAACTTAATTCTGTACCAAAAGGTAACGCAGCAAAAGTTGCAGCGGATGTCAACTTGGTTGACACCGCAGCATTAGAGCAAATAGAAAACGCTAAACAGGCTTTAAACAATGCACAAAAAACTGGCACATCTACACCCACAGAAGATGTGTTGATTAATATTGGTGTGCAACAAGCAGAAATTTTAAATACTGTAGCTGATTTGCCAACCGAAACAGTTGAAGCAAGATTGATGGATGGTTTGTCTGGGAACATGCAACCAGTATCGGTTGCATGTTCCCAGACAAACCATC